TTGTTTCAACAGGAGTTTTTCTCCGATTGTTATGATGAAGCAAAAGAACTTTTAAATATGCATTATGAAGAAATTGCATTAAATAAAGACTTCATAAAGCTAAACCCAAGTATAGAGCAATATGAAGACGCAGAGAGGCTTGGAATATTAAAGATATTTACAGCGCGCGATGAAGGTAAAATTGTTGGTTATTTTGCAGTTTTAGTTACAAAATCATTGCACTATCAAGATCATTTATATGCACATAATGATGTTATTTTTTTACATCCAGACCATAGAAAAGGTTTTACAGCATCTAAATTAATAAAGTTTTCAACAGAATGTCTGGTGCAAGATGGTGTTTCTATGTTATTTATAAACACAAAGATACATAAGCCATTTGATTTATTGCTACAAAGACTTGGATTTAAGCATGTTGAAAATGTCTATTCAAAAAGGTTGATATAATGGGTACAGCAGTAACAATAGCAATATACGGAGCTGCTCCTGCCGCAGGTCATACTGCTGGTCAAATACTTATAGGTCAATTGATTTATGCTGGTATTTCAATGGCGGTTACATCAGCCCTTGCACCAAAGCCAAATATGCCTGACACAAAAAATAACCTTGGAACAACGATAGACAGTATAGCTGATGCTGATATTGTATATGGCCAAATAAGAAAAGGCGGCACAAAGACATATCACGAAACTACAGGAGATGGTACATTTTATCATTACTTCTTAACCCTTGCTATGCATGAGGTAGAAGAAATTGGTGATATTTATATTAATGATGAAGTTGCTACTTTTAATTCTGATGATGAAGTAACATCACAAAACTGGAGTCAGAAAATTTTAATAAAAAAATTTACTGGCGCGGCAAATCAAAATATTTATGGTTCATTGGCAGGGCTTACCAATGGTCCAACTAATTATACAAATACATTCAAAGGTAAGGGTGTAGCTTGCTTGTATGTCCGCTTAGAATATAATCAAGATGTATTTCAAAGTGGTATGCCTCTAATCACAGCCGTCGTTAAGGGCAAAAAGGTCTATGACCCGCGCAAAGATAGCACCAGTAGCGCCTATAATAGTTCTTTAGGGCAATCTACACAAAGAACCAGCAATGCGGCTACATGGACATATTCTGCAAATGCGGCTTTAGTTATGAGGGATTATCTGACTAATTCTCAAGGCGTTGCAACAGAACAAGATCAAATTGATGATGATATGATCGGCACAGCCGCAGATGATTGTGCGAGTGTGGGCGTTTCTGGTTCAGAAAATAATACTTTTGAAGTAAATGGTTCTATTTCTACAGGAAAAAGTAAATTACAAAATTTAAATGATTTATCAAAATGCATTAATGGTACTTTATTCTGGGCGCAGGGTAAATTTAGGCTTGTAGCTGGAGCATTTCACCAACCAACAATTTCAGAAGCATTTACACTTGATGATGTTAGAAGCTCGATAAGCATACAGACAAGATATTCACGCCGAGACTTGATAAATACAGTACGCGGTACTTTCATTGATAAAGACAATAGATGGATAGCTGACGATTATCCAGAACAACAACTTGGGGATATGACGGAAGATAATAATATTGAGAGTGTTATTGATTTACCACTACCCTTAGTTACAAATTCAGCAACCGCGCAAAGGATTGCTAAACAGGTATTATATACAAGTCGTGAACAAATTGTAATGAGCGTTACACTTGGTGCTAGAGCATATCAAGTACAAGTAGGTGATACAATAAAAGTCACAATGCCTAGATATGGTTCGCCCGCTTGGACTGATAAATTATTTCTTGTAAAATCATGGAAATCAACTGGTGGTAATGGTTCTCCAATTGAGGTTCAAGTAACACTACAGGAAACATCACCGCAAGCTTATTACTGGAGCTTTAATTCAGATGATTACCAACAAATTATTTCAAATAATACTAGCTTAAACAATATCTTTGATGGATTAACTATTTCTACACTTAATCTTTCTGCTGGAACTGCAAGCACACAAACTGATGGAACTGTTGTTAATAATATTGCTTGTTCTTGGACAGCGCCTTCAAATGGTCAAGTTACGCATTATGAATTTGGATATAAAACATCAGGCGCAACAAATTATACAGAAACAACAGTAAAAAATACAACTTTTCTAATTGAGCCAGCAATTGTTGGTAAAAATTATGATGTGCGTGTTCGCGCTGTTACAAGCCGTGGTAATACATCAACTGCATATAAAACAGGAACTCTAACAAATGTTCCAGCCGTAACAACAGCCCCATCTGTTCCAATATATTCATTTTTATCTGCAACTGGCGGATATAAGCAAGTTACAATATCTTTTTATAACCCCATATCAGATAATAATTACATAGAGATAGCTAGATTGAATTCTAGCAATAATTATATTGTTATAGGAAATACTTTTGGTACAGAATTTATAGACACTGGAAGGGATGATGATACACAATATACTTACAAAATAAGAGCTGTTAATACATCTGGAGTTGAGTCAGCATATACCTCTGCAAGAAGCGCCACAACCGATGCTGAAAATGTTGGACCATCTGGTGCAAGGGGCGCTGGAATTTGGACTATAGAGCTAGCAAGTGGCGATATGCCAGCAATTGGAGATACTAGCGCTATCCTTGCAGAAGTTAATACTTTATTTACTGATAATGTTTCAGCGCCAGTTGCTAAAGATCAAGCAAGATTTACCAATGAAGTTACCTTAGAGCAAAGAGTATGGCTTTATGATGGTAGTACATGGGCATATCAGGCAGAAGTTATTGATGGAAACCTAATTGTTGGCAAGACAATAACTGCGGGTGCTTTGGATGTAACTAGATTAAGTTCAATTCAAACACTTTTAGGCAATGTTACAGTTGAAGACGTTTTACAATTACAGGCTGGTGGTTCTGGCTTTATTGGAGGTAGAACGGCGCAATCAGCATATGATGTTGATGGATTTTTAGTAGCTAGAACAGATTTAGGGGGTGGGGCAAAAGGTTTTGAGGTTAGCCATACATCAGTAAATAATAGTGAATTATCTGGTATTATTCACAAGCAATCATCACCTATGCAAGTATTTAATCCAACTTTCTTAGTTGGGGGTAGTATTTCTGGCGGCACAGCCGTTATTTCTACAAGTACAACAACAAATATTGGCTCAACAGATGAAGTTGATATTACAGTATATGGCGGCGGAGGCGGCGGTGGTTCTGGTAAAGATGATGGATATAATGGTGGCAATGGTGGTAGCTCTGGTGGCACTACAACCGCAGTAATACGCCAAGGCTCTGCAACAGGTTCTATAATCGCTACTATAACTGCTACAGGCGGCGCTGGAGGTGCAAATGCCTCAATATACTGGACAAATCCTCATGATGGACAAGCATCCGAATTTGGAACTGGTGGTGCTGGCGGCGGACAAAAGGGTGGAGGATTAACTCCAACAGTAGGTCATTTTGGAGCTGGTGGTGGTGGAGCTGGTGGTGATGACAGCAGTATTGGTGATAGCTCTGGTGGAGCTGGTGAAGGTGGTTTTGCTGGTCAAGCCGTATCTCAAACAATAGATACATCGGCGATTACAGGAGATATTTTTATAATTACAACTATTGGAGCTGGCGGTTCTGGTAGTTCAGAATTTGATTATGCTGGAGGTAATGGCTCTGGTGGCGCAATAGCTTATGCATCACCATTAGGGGGGACAACGCCATATAAAGTAGATGATTTTATACAAAAAGACGCGCATAGAAGTAAAAACGATTCAGGTTACCCATTAAGCACAACACCTACAATTGTTAATACAACCAATATTACCCTACCAGCAGGATATTATAAGGCTACTGGCACTGCCTATCTTACTACAGATAACTCGCAAGATAGCAATTCTAATGCTTCTTATGCAGTAAATTTAATTAGAGGTAGCGGTCAAAATGAAACTTTAGCTTCTGGGACAATACAAGCAAGAAATGGCAACCCAGCAAGTGGAGGTATTACTTTTACTGGTCAAAAACTATTTCTTTCTGGCAATGATTTTTTTCAAGTTACAGGCGTACTGACTGCATTTCAGAACCCCGCTTGGAGTGTGGCCATGTCGATATCTTTAACTGGTCCTTGGTCAAATGAAACATACTAATAATATGAAATGCTAATTAACTTTCATTTGTTTAAAAAGTAATGTATTATCCAAAATCATAATAACAGTTAATAGGAGGCCATGTCATGGCAACACTTGGAGATCGGGTCTTTGATAATGGCCTTACAGTTCTTGATACAGAAGCTAATAAAATAACAGTAACATCACAAGAAGCTTCAACATACGCAGAGGCAAATGCTACATATGCACTTGGTAATTCAACATCATTATCTATAAATGCACCAGCAAATAGAACTGGCGGTGGTAGAAAAGTTACTGTAGCCGCAATTTCTGATGGTTCAATAACTGGAACTGGAACTGCTACGCACTATGCTATTGTTGATACTGCAAATTCAAGATTACTTGCTACAGCGGCTTTAACTGCATCGCAATCAGTAACTAATGGCAATACTTTTACTCTTGCAACATTTGATATTGGTATTCCTGACCCAGCTTAATTTAACTTAGGAGTATTGCTCAATGGCGCTTGTTATAAAAGATCGTGTTAAAGAAAGTTCAACCACAACAGGAACTGGCACATATACTTTAGCTGGCGCAGAGGCGGGACACCAAACCTTCTCAGCAATTGGGGATGGCAATACAACATATTACGCCGCTACCGACGGAACATATTGGGAAGTCGGTATCGGCACTTATACTGCATCTGGCACAACACTTGCTAGAACTACTATTTTATCATCATCGAATAGTAATAATGCAGTAAATTGGACTG